TAGGTAAAATTTCTATTTTACCCATTACTTTATCACCATCCCACCAGCATTTTCTGATGATATGGGAAACGTTTTTTAAAGAGATAATTGAGGAATCAGGGTGATCTAGCTCACCTGTTGAAGTATTACTATCAATCATTTGTTGATACTTGTCAATTTCTCTTTCCCATAACTCTTTTGAATAATAACGACCATTACCATTTTTTACCTCGGCTGTAGCAAGTATTCCTTCAACCAAAGGATTGCCAGATGATGCTTTAAGACCCTCGTGTAATTGTTCACGTGAGACTTTAAATGGTATGGTTTCAATTAGTACTTGTTTCATTTTATTTTTTATCTAAATCACCGTATCCTGAGGATTTGTATTTGCCTTTTGGTGCTTTTGGCTCACCTAATCCTGGGGCTTCTTTAGTGTATCCAATTCCTTTAACACCAAAAGATGTTTCTGTGTGATAGTAATTAATGTCTTTATCCATGTTTTTTAAAACAATGGCTTTTAGTTCATCAACTGTTTTATCAGCATTTTTAGGATCTTTCATTTCGGTGTAGTAACCTAACAAAAATGATTGACCATAAACATTATCTATGTTTTTAGGATCAGCATTGTCGTAATTGGTTTTTTTCAAAGTTTCTTCTGTTTCTTTGCTAGCTTTGAAAGTGTTAACGTCACCGTATTCTTCTTTGTCTTTAACACCTACAGCTTCTTTCAAGTTTTCGTTGAAAATTTTAAACCAATCTGGTTTGTTTGGGTTTTGAGTAGCTATTCCTCCTATGCCTTCAGATAAAACACTTTTACCTTTTAGAATATGAACTGCTGTTTTGTAGTCAGTCAAAGGAGAAATGTATTCAGGAAATACACGACGAGCGCTTTTCAAAAAGTCATCTTTGTTTCCTTTTCCTTCTTTAATAAGGATGTATTGTTGTTGCAATGTTTTTTCCATTATATTAATCTTTAAATAATTGTAATAAGTCGTCTAAATAATCTTGTGCTAAATCTGTTCCATAAACAATGGAATAAGATTCAGGATTTTCTCTGTAATAATCAACAGTTTTGTGTTTGGCTTGTTGCATCATAGGAACTAATTGATTTAGTTTATCCTCTATGGCATCAAAAGCCATTAAACGAGATGCAACAAATTTTCTTCTTTTAGGATCATTTATTTGCATATCATCTAAAAACTGTTCAATATCTTCTGCCTCCCATAATTTTTTAACCTCAATTCCTTTGGCTGCTTTATTTAAGGCAGGTCTGTCAACTAATTTGTATTTGAACTTCTTCACATACATATTGTCTTTAACACCTTCAGGACCAGCTTTAGGACCAGGACCTAATGTTGCTCCAGGACCTTCTTTTACTGGTTTGAATCCGGCTTGTGTATAAGCTCCGTAAGTAGATTTACGTGGGGAAGGACCTGTATGGTTTTCTCCCTCACCACCTGAAGTAAAAAAGGAATTTGAAGCTATTGAAGATATTTCATCCAATTGTGATTTAACAGCTTCATATTGGTCAGGATAATACTTACGAAGGTAAGTTCTATAAGCATTAAAAAGATCTTTTAATTTAACTAAAGTATCATTTACTACCTTATCGTTTTTACCTTCAGGGGAAGTTAATAAATTTTTAAATGCTTGTACTGTAGAATATAATTTAGTAAAACTTTCAGTAAAAGAAGCCAATTGAATCAATTCATGACTAATTGAGCCTGTTTCTGGGTTAATATTATCTGTTTTAAAATAAGTTTTTAGGTCACTGGAAAAGAAATCATTTACCATATCAACAGGACCGTATTGGGTTTCTATTCTTTTAATTAAGGCAGGGTCAACATCCTTTGGTTTAAGGACTTTTCTATCAACTTCGCTTAATTTGAATTTATATTTACCCATTTGCTTTTGTAAGTTCTTCTAAAAGTTCGTAATATTGTAATAAATTTACTAAATCATCATTACCCACATTAGATATTTTACCTAATGGAGTCAATAAGTTAGTAACCTCATTTAATTTAATTTGAATTACTTTTTCAGTAACTTTTTTAGATAACTTATTTAATTCTTCTTTAATTTCTTCAACTTTAGTATTATAAAATTCTCTTAATTTTGGAGTTGAGTCAACTGAATTAATGAATTCTTTTAGTACCATTTTTTGGTTATCATTCAATGTAGAATATTTACCATTGAATTTTTCCAACATTACTTTGTAAGTTAAAATACGTAAGTCTTTATCGTAAGATTGGAACTCGGTTATTAAATCATCCTCAACCTTTTGTTTATTAACCTGTTTGGTTGTTAAACTTTCTAAAATAGCAATTTTGTTTGAAATTAGTTGGTCGGGGTTGGATAAGTTTTCGCTGTTATAAATCTCTATCAACGTATATAATGCAGCGTGAGTTTTGTAGTTAGGTAATTTAGTTTTAAAGAACTCTTCCAAGTTATAGTGGTTTTGGATTTCTTTAATCAGATTGTATTTTTGTCTTTTTAAAGCTCCTCTATTTAAATGTTTAGAGGACTCAATAACTGAATTAATTACAACCTCGGCTTTACCTTCTGTTAAGTTTTTGTGTTTGGTAAGAGTTTCATACAATTTGTATTCTCTACCTAACTCGGTTTTTACAAAGTATTTTTTAAGGATACTTGATGCTTTTGAATCTTTACCTGATAAAGTATCAGAGGTAATTTGTCTTACTAAAAGCTCAAACAAGATTCCCGTATTTTTATACTTAGAGTGTTTAATGTTCATCCCTAAAGATTTTGTTATAAATATATGAAAATTTTTATTCCTTCAACTTACTTTCATCTAACAATGAATCCCCATCATTTGTTTTTTCAGGATTGGTATTCTTAAATAAACCCTCAATCAAAGTTTTATTTTTAAGGTAAATTTGATTTGCCTCTAGAGCTAAGGGTGAACCTCCTTTATAGTTTGGTTTGATTCCTCCTTGCTCATTTTCGTTATCTTTACCATTCATACCTTTAGAACCTAATCTATCTTTACCAAAATTATCATCTTGTGTATTACGATTAGTTGATTTTTCTTCAGGACGACCTAATTTCAAATCATCACCATATCCTACAGGAACATTTTCTGGTTCAGAATACATTCTTCCTTTACCATAAAGTGATGCTAAATCGTGGGGTGTACCATATGATTTACCTGTTACTTTAGGATCATTACCTTCTTCAGAAATTTGTTTTTGTCTGAATGCACGTTTTTGGTCTTCAACGATCAAATCTCTATATTCATCGTATTGATCTTCACTCAAATGGAATATATTATCGTAAATCCAATCAGTAGGTAATAATTTAGTATCCATAATCTTTTGAGCCAAGTCTACCTTTTGAGTTAATAAAGCAATTTTTTCTTGGTCGTAAATGATTGATGGAGTTGTTAAATCTAATTCGAAATTAGTTAACTGTTCACCTGTATAACCCTGAGAATATAAATGTACTAAAGCTATTTTGTATAATTCTGATAATACAATACGTTGGATTCTGTTAATTGTACGAGCAAAACGAATATCTTCGGCTGCTAATGTTGCTTTACCAGTTAAATCTTTTTCATAACCCATAAATGCTTTAGGAACTTTAAGGGCAGCAAATAATTTATCTCTTAAGTAAGTAACATCTTGAATACCATCATATTGTAAACCTGGTGAAGTTTCAATTTTAGTTGATACATCATTTCCACGAATTGGAATATAAAAGTCTTCCAATAAGTTTTGCATGTTGTATTTTAAGTTATAATCACCTGTCTTTTGGTCCATTAAAGGAGTACGTTTCATTGTAGAAATAGTTTTCTGCATGAAATTTTCTACTTCATTTGGAGGAATAGAACCAACGTTAATATAGAAAATACGACGATCTGGGCTACGAGAAATTCTATGAATCAACATAGCATCTTCCATTAACACATATTGTTTAAAGATACGACGAGCTGGTTCCAAATATGAACGACCATAAGGAAGATAGTTAACATCAGTTAACAATCTAAAGTGAGCCATTTCATAATTGTCAAATAGAATACCTGGTTGGTTTTCATTATCATTAAATGTTCCTAATACAGGAGTTCCATAATATCCTGAACCACCAGCATAAATACCTTCAGGTGAATATCTAAACCTTACAGCATTTGGATGTTCTTTATCATAGTTTTCTTGTCTTTCAATATGGAAAGCAGTGTAAGGGATTACATTATAAACACCATATTTTTCGGCAATTTCTAGTTTTAAGAAAAAATCACCATATTTACACATTTGGCGAATCCAAGACCAAAGGTTGAATTCAATATTTAATACATCATAAAATAAGTTATAAAGTATTTGTTGAATATCATCATCACTTGATTTGATATGGAGAACTTCTCCCATATCATTTTTTAAAGTAGATTCATCGGCAATAATATCAAGAGCAGAGGCAACAATAGCATCATAATCCATGTTATCATAATCTGAATAAACCATGGTTCTTAGGTATTGCCAGTTTACATTTAGTTGGGCTCCTAATAAAGAGGTTGCTGCTGGAGAATACAAGCGATTGTATCTATCCATTAGAGAGTTTGTTGCTACATCGCCTGAACGTTGGATTGAATCCACGTCCATAACTTTTAATTCACTTCCTCCCTGATTTCTTATAATGACGTCTGTTGAAAACAGTCGTTGTAATCGGGTGAATAGATTTTTGTCTGCCATTTTTTAGATTTATATATTATAAATATTACAATATCCAACTAATGTCCTCAAATCCACCATATGGATTTTCTACTTTAAAAGGATTATTATTTTGGTTGGTACCGTATGCGCCAGTATACGTGACTTTCTTCATACTTCCAAGTGTAGCGCGAGTCATATCATGAGAAAGTTGTTGGAATTTTAAAGAAGTATCTCTTAAAAACATTCCAATACCAAAACTCATTACTAAGTCATCATTATAACCAGTTTGAGCTTCTGGTCTACCATTTTTCCAAACAAATACTTTCATTTCCTCTAATAATCGTTTTGAACGTATTGTTACAGAACGATCACCAACATATTCTCTAAATTTGTTTACTACTAATGGTCTTGTTCTTAAAGACATTGTAAAACCAGGTGTCATATCTGAACTACCTTCAAATACTCTTAGATATGATTCGGCTGTTAATTGATCTGATTTTGGTGAATGGTATAAGTTACGATAACCTCTTTCAATAATAGCATCTAAAGTAGCCCAACCAACAGAGGCATTTTCAACTACTAACATTGCATTGTTGTATTCGGAGGCTAACCCAACTAAAAAGAAACCATATTCTTTAGGAGGTAATTGTCCTCTATATTCGGCAACTTGTGTATTAGTTGCTATATCAATAACATGACAAGCGGAAGAGTCTTTACCATCACCTCTAGCTACGTCAGCTACTATCATATATTCTCTTGTATAATCTGCTGGTTCCCAAACCCATAAATTTTGGTCAGCACCTCTTCGCTCTAATGGGTCTTTTATTGTTGTTGCTTTTATAAAATCAATCCATTCAGGATAAAATACGACATCACCTGAGGTACTAAAATCGCAATCACATTCTTGTGCTGCTAATCTAGGGTCACCTAATAATTCATCTTGACGTTTTCTCCAAGCTTCATCTCGTTCAGGATGTACATACCAAGGTAATTTAATAGGTAAGAAGTCATTATCTGCTGACTCTGCTGCTACCCAAGTTTTATGAAACCAGTTACCAGTACCATAAGGAGTTGATAATACAATTGCACCACCACCAGTTGCTAATGTTTGTTGAGCAGAAGCCCAAATTTCACCTATTTGTTCAATAAATGCTGCCTCATCGACTATCAACAAAGATACTGCTTCTGAACGACCAGCATCCGAACTTGCTGAAGTGGCTTTAATTTGAGAACCATTACTTAGTCGTAATGATAATTTATTATTTTCTTCAGCCGTTATTTTTAACCAAGAAGGTAAATTATCAAACATAAACTTAACCTTCGTAACCATGTTACGAGCAGTTTCTTGTTTAGTTGCAATACAAAGTACGTTTTTGTCTTTATGAAACAACATTAACCATAAAGAATAACCTGCGGCTAATGTTGATATACCTAATTGACGAGACTTTAGTACAATCGAATAAGGATTGTCTCTAAATAAACGTAATGTTTTTTCCTGGAATGGGTATAAATTGAAGATTACTCTGCCACGTTGAGGGTGTTGAATGTGACAGTATTTTTTCATAAAGTGGGCTGGATCTTGAGCGCACTTTAGATATTCTTCTCTGATTATTTGTCTTAAATCTTGACTCATATTATTTGGAGATCTGCCAATACACCCCTGCCTTAAGCATAGGTTCAAAACGAGTATTGACTCCTACTCCTGCTCTATAGATGATTTTACCTTTTCTTTCATATAAACCATCTAAGGAAATATAACTTGTTTTACCTACACCTACTGAAGGGCCAGCAAAAAGGGCATGTTTTCTAACAACCTCTTTTGTTATTATTTTTTCAATTTCTTTGTATCGAATTTTATAATCTATACTTTTATCTATTTTATATAAAGGATTTTCACTAACTATTTCGTATTTTACTTTAATTTCTGTTGAATCATTTTTTATAACCATTGAATCTCTTGTTAATACAAAAGGAATTGGTTGATAAACAGGGATAGAATCATGAATAGTATCTGTTAGATAGATGGTTTCCCATTTGGGTTTATAAACAGTTTCTTTTTTAGTAAAAGTATCCCATTTGTATTTTATTGTGGTTTGGGTATCTATTTTAGTAATAACAGTATCACCATTACATTTAGTAAGCCAAACAATTACAGCAATTAATATTGCTATCACAATATAAGGAAAACCTTTTTTCATATAATATTAACCAACTAATCCGTCAGTATCAATTTCAACGTCTCTTTCTTTGAATGCTTTAACCAATTCTGGTTTTTTAATGAATTGTTTTAGGGCAGCCATTTTTTTAGTACGTTCATCTCCTTCGTCCATATCTTTGATTTTTTTAACTAAAGTTTTAAGTTTAGTTTTAAAATCTTCAAATTCAGAGTTTGATATTTTGAATTTAGAAACAGTTTTTACTTTTTCTTTTGCTAATTCTGCTTTGGTAGGTTCTCTATCTTCATCATCTGATTCAGCTACTGAAACTGCTTGTTTTGTTTTTTTAGCTTGATCAATTGCTGCTTTAACTGTTGATGGATTTGTTTTTTCTGATTTAGCTATAGAAGGGATATCAGAGGTTTCTGTATCAGGACCAACCATTGTTACTTCAGATAATATTTCGTAGATATATTCTTTGATTTCGTTTTTTAAATCAGATTTTCTCATGATTATAAATATCAACCAAAAATTGTCTCTTTAATTTTTTCAATCCGTTCTTCAGTTGTTCCTGATATTTCAGCAAGGTTTTTAATACGAAGTTTATTTTTTTCTAAATTTAATTGAATAATATTATCAATAAGCTCTCTGTATTTCAAGTCAATTTCTCTTACTCCATTATCTTCCATTTCAACACCATCAGGAGAAACATAAAATATATAATCATATTCATGAAGTAAATTTTTAGCTAAATCACAAAAAGTTTCTGCCTCATAATAATTAATTGATTGAGCTGCTTTAGTAAATGACATAACATCAATTACAGTTCTATCTGTAATAATATTTTGATTCATTAATTCAGCAGCTCTTTCTGCCAAAAATACAACTTGACCTTTTAATGTCGAATCAGTATTCAATGGAATACCTAAATCACGTAAATACTTTGAACGTTCAGTTGCAAAATTATAATCAGCAAATTCAGGTAATTGCTTTAAAGCATTTACTAATGTAGTTTTACCTACACTCATTGTACCACATAATCCTATTTTCATAATTAACCAGCGCTTCTTGAATTTGTAATTGATGGATTTTTGAACCATGGTAATCCCTCACGATTACGTCTTGCTTCTTTCCAGCCATCTTCAGTATATTGAATACCATGAATATAATATTCTCTTTTACGTTCGTTGCCTTCAGGAATTAAAGCAGGACCTTCCCAATTATGTAGTTTACCATCCCAAACATAAGCAATAGTACCATCTGCTTTTTTCAGTCGTTTACTTGGTTCGTATTTCGTATTCATAACTGTAATATAATAAATTTATTTTAAAAAGCCAAATTTTACCAATGAACTATATCACCATGAATATTATCCCAAGCATCCTCTTTTTTAATTAATTTGGAAACAGATAATATCCCTTGTGCTCCTGAAACTGTAATTCCTCTTGCTGATAAAGCATCACCAACAAAATGAACATCTGGATAATCAATTAGAGCTAAATCACTTGGGTAAACTAGGGGTTCAGGTGAAAGATATTTTACCTCAGGAATGTAAACTCCCCAATCATCTTTAAGAGTCGGGAATACTTTTTTCATATCCTCAATAAAATCCTCTATATAATTCCAATATTCACCCATAACTTCTTTTACACCATCTAAGAATTCAATTTGGAAAGCATTAACTTCTTCACCTTCAGATGTTTTAGAAGGAATACGAGAGGGAGAATAATATAAACCTCTACCTCCAAATTGTAATTTGTTTACAACATTACGTGACCATTCAAAAGGATTATTAATTCCATTGATTTCCATCAAAATACCAAAATTAGTCATATCGTTTCTGTATTTTGGATCTTTTTTAGCATGGCCATTATAAGACAAATCACCATAAGTTTCCTCTACAGCAACATAAGCAGCATTGTTGTTTGTACAAAACGAACGTAATGAAACACCCTTATCTTCAAATTTACGATACAATTTAAAATCGTAAGAAATATCAATTAGTTTTTGGAAGTGATGTTGTGGTGCTTCGAATCTTACTCCAATTTGAACTGATTTTGGTTCTGTTTCTAGCTGGTATTCATCTTGAATTGATTGAGCAAAGTCAATACCTGATTTACCTACTCCAAAAATAAGTTGGTCGTATTCTAAAGCATAATGACCTTCTTTACCTTTAATAGTACGATATACTAAATGAGATTCAAAATCAACTTTAAATACTCTTTCATTCCAAATAAATTGTACATCTTTAGAAACTAAATAATCATACCAATTTTTACCAATTTCATGTAGATAATCAGTTCCTACGTGCCAAACAGGAAACAATCTCAAACCAAAATATGGTTTAATAAATTCTGGTTCTTCCTCTGGATTTGAACATTGTACTTCCTCTGGTTTGGGATGAAAACGTTTGAAATTATTGATGACTTCATCCATTAATTTCATTGCTTTCTTTTCACCAACATACTTAGATAATTGACCTCCGATAGCTGTATGGTAAGTTAATTTACCATCAGACCAACCACCAGCACCTAAAAATCCAGTCATTACTTCTTCAGGTTTTCTGTTATAAGGATCATTACCCATATCAATAATGGTAATGTCTTTTCCAGGATAACCATTGTCTACTAATTTGGTTGCAGCATTAACACCTGCTACACCTGCTCCTACGATTACTATTTTCTTTGCCATATTTAACGTTTTAATATAATAAAAAAAGCTGTGGTCTCAAAATTGAGGCCACAGCTCTCTAAAAATTCTTTTTAAGCGACGGGCTATGAATCCGTCTATAAATTAGGCAGCAGCTATCTTTTGCCCAATGTCTAATACTTCTTTACCTTTAAGAAGAGCTAAACCTCCTTCAACTCCTTTTTGTACTATTCCTGATGCTTGTCCTGCTTCGTATCCTGATACTAGGGCTGCTCCTATTAAAAGAGATCCATATATTTTATGGGCAGCATCATATAATGGAGTTGTTTTGTCTAAAGGATTTTGATCATTGTATTTTGAAGGATAAGCTGATTTGAGCCAACCTCCAATTGATTCAATATAATATTCTTCTAATTGATGTCCTTTTTTCTTTAAAAATTCACCAACTTTGTTTTTATCTTTTCCAAATACTTTTCCTATTAAATTAGCACTTTTACCTAAAACAGAAAGTAATCCAGGAGCACCAGTTACTAAAGCACCTAAAGTTAAAGCACCAACCTCTTGTAATTGACCATCTTCTGTTGAGGATTTTACTTTATCTGCTTCTGCATTTATCATATCGGCTACAGATTTCATTGTAGCAAATAATTCATCTTCAACATCAACCTCAGTCATTTTTTGTTTGTATTCGGCTTCAGTAATGATGCCTGCTCTTTTTTGAAGTAATAATATCTCTTCTGTTAAAATCATGATTTGTATATTTTTAATTTTAGTGTTCCTGTTCCTTTAATAACACGATGCCATTCGTGTTTTGGTATAAATATGGGTTGATTTATAGAGGTTGGCAATTGATTATCTAATTGTAATTTCCAATCTGTTTCACCAATTATTTCAACTGTTCTATTTTCATCATCACGATGCCATAACAATTCTATTGGGTCTATATTTTCGCTGAATTCACGAATAATATAAGAGTCGGTAACTTCTAGATCTTTATATGGTTTCATTCATATCATAATAAAATGAATCCCCGTCCTCTGTTATCCATCTATCAGATTGGTTTTCAACAGAGGGTAATTCTGTATCTACTTTAAATTGTTTTAAATCTTGTGGAAGTGATTTAGTTACCCAGTTTGAATCTTTCCAAAAAATTCTATTATTTGGCATACATAATAAATAACCTTCATCTGATTCAAATATATGGCCACATTTATAGTCTGTAGGTTCATCACTATAGGGATTGTTAAACCAATCTACTGTAAATAGATATGTTCCCCAAACTTTACTTCCATCTCTTAAAACAATTTGTGCTCTATGATAAGCTAAAAAACTATATTCTATTACAGATACGTTTTCACTAAAACAATCCCATAATTGTTTAAAATTAAATGGTATATCATTTGTAG